AATTTTTTGTTATTTTTGGGAATATTCAATATTCGTTTTTTGTGATTTTCGGTTTTCGTGTTTTTTGCAAAGCTCAACTACTTTTCACGACCGACAAATAAATACCCTGGAATACCTTTTGAAAAAGCACTAAAACTGAAAACCACAAAAAACGAATATTGAATATTTCTGTAAAATAGTTTAAAAAGTAGTCTTTTACAATATATAAATGGATTTAGACGAAATTGAACTCGAAATAATGAATATTCAGTTAAACACTCATTATGCAGAGAGGGCTAGGTTAGAAAAGAAATTAGATTTCTATATAACTATTAAAAATCAAATATATAATACTTATGAAGTTTTAGAAGGAGAAGAATTAGAATTATACAATAATCTTCAAAAACTATGTCTAAATTTAGATCATAGTTTAAGGAGTGTTTTGATTTGTATTAAAAATTGTACGAATGAACTTCATAAATGATTACCAACCTCGTCGGCTCACCGTATTCAATAGAACAGGATTTAGAGCAGAAGGTTTAATTTTATTTCTATTTTGAATATTCAAAGCTCTTGTTGCGAAATACTCCTTTCGAGTTTCTCGAATAATATGCTGCGTCCGAATGAAATTAGTTTTAAAGTCCAACATTTATTCTTAACTAAGTTTATTTTTTAAATAACTTACAATGGCTTTTTTGCTTCTGTCTCCTTCATATTTTTCTACCTTTTTACCATCACGGAATATAATGGTAGGGAATCCATCTACTTTAAAATCGGTTTCATTTTCTTCAAACTTTTCAACTTTAATACCTTTATGATTTTTTCCAAGTTTATTCCATTCTGGCATCATGTCATGACAATGAGGGCACCAATCTGCATAATAAAGGGTTAGGGATTTGGATTTACTTTTAGGTTTCGCATTACCTTTAATGTCTCTTAAATTTACAAATTGTTGACCAGTTTGAGGAGGAATATAAGTAAATCTTCGAGACATACTATCAAGGAAACGCTGGTCACGAATATCTGGATTATTCATTTGCTCAGTAAATTTCTCAGCTAGAACTTTACTCATCTCATAATTTTGATTTTGTGGATTCCTTGTATCAACAATCCATCTTCGAGAAGATGATGGAATTGATGTTGAGTGAAAATCTCTTACTTTTAATTTTTTGTCTTTTAAATATTCTTCCATTTGTGCATAATTATAAGGGTATTGTCCATCTACTTCTTCACAAGAACTAGTTGCTACATTTAATCGTCCATTTAATACACTTTGGCATACTTCTTGTTTTCCTTTTAAAAATCCATCAGGGTATTTTCTAACATCACATACACCATGAGTCCAATAATTAGCATTTTCATTACACATTTCTTGTTCTGTTTTTTCTTTACCATCTCTGTCTTTCTTAACATCACATACACCATCTTTATAATAATTATTTAATCCTGTACAGTAATCAGCATCAGTTTTAACTGAACCATCAACATTTTTAGTTGTGTCACACTTACCATTTGCCCAATGACCATTTTTCATACTACATTTTTCTTCGGCTGGTTTAATATTATTTTGTTCATTTCTATACCTATTGCAGTAAGGTTTATTAGGAGGTTCTTTTTGTTCATAATGTCCATATTCTTGTTTACATTTCGCAGCTTCTAGATTTGGTCTACCATCTTTATGACGTAATCCATCACATCGTTTTTCTGATTCAACCCAAAATTTGTCAGTAGCAGCACAATTTTGTTTTATTCCTTCTAATGCTTCTAATTCTGCAAAAAGTTTCATTCTTTCTTCGGCAGTTGTTTTTTCTCCACTACATTCAGCATCTGCGGCTTCTTTTGAACCAATGTCAATCCAATGAGCTGTTAGTTTTTCTTTGTCATTACCAGATTCTTTTGCTATTTCTGGATTCTTTCTTGCATAACAATCTGGGTTAAATTCATTACCTAAATGTGTTCTTGGAATATTTCGTTTTGGTAGAGTTGAACTTAAATTTCCCCAAAAATTTGAAGTGGTGTCTCCTTCTTTAATAGGTTCAATTGAAGGTAAACTTTCAGGAGCTACACCACCTTCCATTTCAAGTCCACTTAAATCTCCTAAATCTCCAAGAGGTGGTAAGTCTCCTAAATCTCCAAGAGGTGGTAAGTCTCCTAAGGTTCCTAAGTCTCCTAAGTCTCCTAAGTCTCCAAGAGGTGGTAAGTCTTCTAAGGTCCCTAAATCTGCAACAGTTTCTAATTTTAAATCATCTACGTATACAGGTTCAGGATTACCAGTATTTGTTATATTGTCTAATTCTCTGTCTTCTGGTGTTATTAATGTATTTGCAGGACCAGTAACATTTTCTGCACCATAATTTTCTGCTCTGTATTTAGCAATCCAATCTTCGGATGTCATATAATCTGGATTTTTTCCACCTCTGTATTTTATAGTATTTTCAGGTTGAAGTGCTAAAATTTCTTCATCTGTTTTTTGACCAGGAGGAGGAGGAGGTCCAGGTATAGGAGGATCAAAAGGTGGTACATCTGGTATACCTTCTGTCGAAGGACAATTTGCAATACAAGTACTTGGAATTAATCCAAGAGATTGTCCAACTTGTACACCTGTAATAGCATAAGATGCAGCAGTTAATGCCATTCCAATACCAGCTTGTGTTAAAGGTCCAACTATTCCACTTAATCCAGGAACAAATGCAGAACCTGCTGCAACGGCTATTGCAGCAATGTCCAAAGCATCAATAGGTTCATTACGAGCTGCTGCTGCAATCATTTTTGCAGCAGGACCAGCCATAGCAGCTGCGGCCATAATACCAGCAGTAGCAGGAGCTCCAAGTCCTAATGTTCCAACTGTAACAGCAATTGAAACAGCTGCACCAGCAACCATAGCTAAAATCCCAATAGCTTCTACCCAAAAATCAGGGTCCTTCATCATATTTACAAAATCTTGACCAAATTGTTTGAATTTAGATTCAGCATCTTTTGCAAATTGTTCAAAAGCTCTTTTAGCATCTTCACCCATTTTTTCAAATCCTCTTTTAATTCTACTACCAACATCTTCTAATACTTTCTTCATGTCATCTCCAAATTTACGCATAGCACTTGCTATACCATTTTTTTCTGGATCAAAAGCATTAGCCCAAGTTTGTGGATCTCCAAGTTGTTCTACAAAATCTTTTAATCCTTTTGCAACATCATCAAATAATTTGTCAAAATTAACTCTTCCACGAATTTGTTTACCACGAATAGCTTGACCTATAACTTCACCACCATAAAGTTTTAGTTCACGTTGATGTAATTGTTTTGTAATTCCCTGAACATCCCAACATGTTTGTCCACATCGTAAATTACATGATGTACACAATTTTGGTCCCCAATCTTCACCAAAAAGACCACGTAATCTTCCACATTGCCATGTTTTACAACCAGGTGCCGGATGTTTAAAACAATCATCAATACAATCTCGACGAACAGGTCCCCAACATGTTCCCCAAATGTCTCTTGAACCAGGTGGACATGAATTCATAGAAGATGTGATTGGTTTTCTGCATGTTAAACCATCATTAATCCAACCTGGATCACATTTCTTTCTACACGTTAATCCATCATCATATTCATTTGAATTACAATTTTCAACACATGTTAATCCATCATTACGCCATCCAGGTGGACAATCAGCTAATATACTACCACCACGTAATACAATACCATATTTTTCACAAAATCCTTTGACTCCTTTACATCCACAACCACAATCTAATTTTTTACATTCGTCATCAACAAATTGAACAAGACTTTTCTTAGAAATACAATTTTTACTTCCATTTCCACAACCGCAATCTTGTCTTTTGCGTCGCATCATTTGTTAAACGTCATTAAAATATTTCTTATTGTTATAACAAATGAGCACTTCTGACATGACTGAATATTTACGTGTAAAAATGGCTGAACGTGGAACTCAGGGACCTGAACGATTTATGCAAGATGGATTTGATCGATGGGCCGAATCTACACAGCCAGCACGAATGGGTCAAATGGAAAAAATGCCATCTGAACCATCTATGCAATCTATGGGTGGAGCTATGACTGTAAAAATGGCTAAGAAATATTTAAAGGACAAAATGGGTTCTGAATTACAAGGTGGATTTGATCCAGTAGCTGCATTTAATGACATTAAAAATGGTGCTACACAACTTCTTAATTTTTGGCGTGCAATTTCAAAATTTTTGAATGACCTAAAATCAGAATTGAAGGATGAAGTTATAAATAATCCTACTATGAGAGCTGATGTTAAAGCAGCAGCACAACAATTCCTTACATTTTTACAAAGACTTGAACTTGTACAGGCTGTTTTGGATGGTATTTCAAAAATGGCATCAGCTGTTGGTCTTGGACGTCGTGGTGGTAAACTACAAGGAGGTAGTGTTCTGGATGATTTTAGAACTTATGGAAAAACGATTTTTGACACATATATGTGGATTAAAAAGAATGGACCAGCTATTAGAGTTTTATTAGGATTAAATGCTATGAAACCAGTAGGAACAGAAGTATTGAAGGTAGTTGAACCAGTTTTAAACTTTCTTGGAGCCGGAAAATCTGGTGGAAGAAGAACTATTTTAAGGGACAAATTAATGTCAGCAGAAGTACCAATGTCAGCAGAAGTACCAATGTTAGAAGACATGTCAGCTTCTGGTGGAGCTATGTGTACTTGTCCTAAAAAAGTTGGAGGTCGTAAGAAACTTCCTGTTGTAGATGTAAGTGCTATGTCTATGGGTGGTCGTAAATGTGGTGGAAGAGTTATAGGTGGAAAAGCTCCTTCGGCACGTGGTGCTGTTGTGAGTAAAATAATGAAAGAAAAGGGACTTTCTTTACCACAAGCTTCCAAGTATGTAAAGGAACATGGTTTATATTAAAATTAAAATATATATAACAAACAAATGACGTTCCAATCAACACCATTTATGAATTGGATTTTTCCTGATGAGGCATATGACATGAATGAATTTGGAACAGAACAACAACTAAAACCACCATCTCATCATGTTCACAAATTAAGTGAACTTTTACCAGGTGGAGGTAGTGAGTTTCAGACTTCATTTTATGAACATGAACGAAAAGTAGCTCTGGACAGAGTAGCAAATACTATTCGTAATAAACAAGGTATGTTAGGACATTTGAATACAACGGAAAGGTCACAAAGGTATTTTCTACCTGCTTCTCGTTCCTCAGTTCAAAATGGAGTATTTGATGGTTCACCTATGACTTATTTAACTTCTGCTGGTCTTCGTGGTGGACGTATTTATACAAAGGAAGGTCAAGAATGGTTAAAACAACGACTTGAACAACGAGCACAAGAATATAGTGAATTGTCAAGTGGACAACCTCTTACAAGACAAGAACCTATTTCTTTGTCTCCTTATGATGATTTAGATTCTATACTTTCTCAATTAATTATTGCTTTTGATGTAGGTTCATTTTCAAGTACAGTTGTTGAATTGCTTACAGGTCTAACAAAAAGTTTAATTAGACATGGAGCATCTTTTACACCTATGGAATTGTCAAGGTATGCTCAAACAGTTCAGAAATTAATAGAATCTGTAAGGCCTCTTTCAGGAAGACAGTTAGGTGAAACTTTGGGACCTGTATTTGAACCAAGAGAAAAACGATTACGTGTTGTTGATCAACTTAATTCTAAACTAAAAGTAGTGGATGCTGTAATTCGAGAAATTGCTAGAACTATTAATGAAACACCTTCTTCTCGTCAACAAGTTATGTCAATGTTAGGACAAAGATTACTTGGAGAACAAGTACAATCATTTACTGCTCAATTTGCAGGTCCTGAAAGAATGCAAGCAGTTCAAGAAGTTAGTGAAACATCTATGGGTCCTTATGCTCCACCTTTACGTATGGGAGTTACAGAAAATAGACCTCTACTTTCCCAAGATGTACCAATTGTACGAAACATAGAAGGAACTGTATGGGAAGAAGATGTCCCTGATTTAGGACGAGGAGAAAACGCTGTTGGAGAAGTTGAATATGCAGAACCTCAATTTGGATCAGGTCGTCGTCGTCGTAATCGCCGTTAAATGTTTTGTTGTTTTACAATGTTGATTCCATAAATGTGTTAATTTACAACTATAATTACAAGCTTCACAAGTATAATTCATACCTTCACTCCTCTTCAAATGTAACTTCGTTTGAATATGAGAGTCAAATTCAGTTTTACATCTATATTGTTTCTCACAAGTCTTACAATAAAACTGTTTCAAATCTATTTTGATTCCTTTATGTTTTTTGGTTTCAAGGTGATTGTAATAAGTAACCTTACTTAAATATTGAAAATCACAAGTCTCACAAAATAAATATTTAAATTGTTTTTTTCTTAATTCCTTTTCATGTTCTTTTGTATTGTTATGTAACCCAAATTGTTCTGCTGTTTCAAATTTAAGATTACAAGAAGGACAATACCATTTTTCAGTAATTACTGCGACCTCGTCCATTTTACATATTAGTAAATATTTGTTTTTTGTTTAAATTGATTCGTTTTCAAAATAAATATATATATATTTATAAAATGGACACGACACAAGGAATGACTTTGGGAACACTTATAGCTATGTTGACTGCATCAATTGGATTTGTTGTAAGAATGAATCATAAAAGAATCCGTAGTAAATGCTGTAATAAACCTTGTACTACATCTATTGATGTGGAAGACACGACACCTGAACCTTCTACAACAGTAGTTAGAGATGTAGAAGCTCCAAAATTATAGTGTTATTACATAAATGGATTTATTAATTGTTCCTTATAAATTAGGAAAAAAGGAAGGGTATAGAACAACTCTAAATGGAATACCTTTTTCTAGAAAACCTGTTGAATTAGAAAGAGCAGTTCAACAGGCAGAAGCTTTGGAAATAAAAGGTGGAATGGAGAAAGCTATTGCGTACCCATTAAGTGAATCAGACATTCAAAAAATGATTCCAACTCTTAAAATCATTTCTTACCCTCAATTATTAAAAGCAAATTCAATTGATGATGTTTTAGATGAGAAAGGACGTCTTATGCTTTTATACTTAACAGAATCTGAAATGATGGGTCATTGGGTTTGTTTATTAAAATACCGTAATTCAAATGTAATAGAATATTTTGATCCTTATGGGAATTATAAACCTGATGGTGAATCTGCTTGGCTCACACCTAAAAAATTAAAAGAATTAGGACAATCAAGTAAGAAATTAACACAATTATTAAAAGAAAGTCCTTATGAAGTCAAATCAAATGCATTTGAATTTCAAGGAGACAAAATGAATGTAAATACTTGTGGTCGTCATTGTACGTGTCGATTATATTTTAAAAATTTGAAACTTCCTGATTATATTAAATTGGTAAAGTCAACAGGATTGAAACCAGATGAATTTGTAACAGCTTTTACTTATAATTTAATTGGAAAGTAATTTCTTAAAATAAATCATATATATATAATAAATGTCGTCGTTCTCATCAATTCAAATTGAAGGTACGAAAGCAGCACCTGATCGTATTTATTACAATGGAACTGTAATAAATAACACATTTAAAACTGACAAGCAGGCAGATGACCCCCCTTTGAGATTTCAAGACCAACGACAAATTCCTCTTGTTCCTGATGCTTCAAATTATGAAGTTTCAGTTCAGAATTTTAGTTTGAACGGATGTACAAAAACACTACCTTTGTTTATTCCTCAAATTGACCCTCAAACTCCAACAGATGTAACAACAACTATTTATAAAATTTCAGTTGGAATATATAATGCAAGTGGAAGTGGAACTTATAAATTAGTAACAAAGCCAATTATTTGGGTTCCAGAAAATAGAGCTAAATATACAGAAGTTCCAACAACTGCTTTACCAATTCAAAGAGAGACAGATTATTATTATTGTTATACATATACGCATTGGATTTCGTTAGTAAATAATGCACTAAGAGCAGCATGGACTTCTGCTATTGTTGCAGGAGCCGGAGAATCAACAGCAGGAACACAATGTCCATTTATGGAATTTGATGAACTTTCTGGTCTATTTTCAATTAATCAGGATGCTAATACATCAATAATTCCTTATGGAACTACTCTTCCTCAACCTTATGCTGTGGCATCTTCTGCTACATCTCCAAATGGAACATACGCTGCTGGTGAATATTCTTTTGTTGGTTGGAATACTTGTTTAGACAATTTATTTAATAATTTACCATCTATTTACTATTCTGCTACTCAATCATGGTCAGGTAGTGTTACTTTATTACCTGAAAATGTTGTTGACATGGGATTAACTATTGATTTAGTTACTGGTATAGCTCCTACTCCGTTAAATGATTCTCCTATTGGTGTTTCTTTAAAAACAAAACCAAATCTTTCTAGCTTTCAACTTACAAACCCATTTACAGACGATGTTATAGAAAATGCTTTCTTTGTTCGATTAACTGAGGATTTTAAGAGTACAGGTGGGGTATGGTCACCCATAGCTTCTTTTGTATTAGCTACAACCCAAATACCTGTTCGTAATGAAGCTTCTGCAAATCCTGTAACTCTTGGAAGTGCTAATGTTGGTAGTGGAAATGCAAGTTCAGGAGCCTTTCAAAAAGTTCTTATTGAAACTCCTATTAATGCTACAACAGCTGACATTTGGAAAGGTTGGGTTCTTTATGAACCTCTTATTCCCACATTTTCTTCTCTTGATCCATCCCATGAAGGAGTCCAAGATGTAGATGTCAACTTATTTTGGAGAAATCGTTTAACTAATTCTTTAATTCCTCTTAGAGTCCCAAATCAAGCAACTATGTCCTTTCGACTCCTATTCAAAAAGAAACTCGTTTTATAAAAGCGTTTATAGTCAAAAATATTCTCTTTTTCATTAAATAAAATGGCGACCGAAGTTTCTAAATTTTCTGTATACGACCCTCGTATTGTTCAAACAAAGCCGAAGTATGCAGTGGAGAAGGGGGCTCTCTCTTTGACAAATGTGTCATTTCAGGCTCAAACTGCTGACTCTTCAAGTGTTCAATTTAATGTTCAAGTTCCTTCTGAAAATGTATTTGTAGACCGAGCTGTTCAGTGGGCCGGAACCCAAGTAGCACAGGTTCTTGTTTCTGTTACAGTTCCTGCTGCTGTTACAGTTCCTGCTGGAACACCTTTGACTCCTGGTCTTTTAGCAACTGCGGCATTTCCTCTTCATCAGGGTGTAAGCCAGATGTCTGCAACTATTAACGATGCTACTGTAACTGTAAATACTCAGGATGTTCTACCTCAGATTCTTCGTCTTTCAGACATGAGAGATGCTCGTCGTCAACGAACTTGTCCTACTATGTTGGATCGTTATACTACTTACCCTGATTCACGAATAGTACGAAATACTCCTCTTCTAGCATGGGATGAAACTACAAGTTCTGATGAAGTCCCTAATGGTGGATTTAATGGTCTTTATTATGCTACTGCTACTGGTCAACCTATTCTTGAAACTAGTGATTCTAATAGTGGTGCAAATGTAGCTCAGGCTACTTCTGGTGGTGCTACTTACCAGGCCTGGCAGTTGATTAATGGTCTTCCATGTGTAGGAATTGGTGGACTTGCAGCTAGTAATACTTATAACTTCTCGTTCTATGTAGCTTGGTCTTCCGTAGAACGTCTACTACTTCCTCCTTTCATCTTCTCTGACCAGTATGAACTTTCTACTGGTCTATTTGGTGTGCAGAACTTCCAGGTTCAGATGAATATGGCTCCTTCTCCTCTTCGTTCTGTTCGTGTAAGTAAAGCTCTAACTCTTCCTACTGACACTCTTGGTACATACGCTAGTGTTACAGCTGTTGGAAAGCCTGTTTGGTTGACTGGTCTGGCTGGTGGAGGTATGTATTACACGAAGCCTACTTTGTCAGTCCAGTTTCTAACTCCTGCTTTGGACATTCCCCTACCTCCCAAGTCAATTGTTCCTTACATGGAATTTCCACGTTACATTGCTACTCCTCAAACTGCTGTTGCACCTTCTAAGTCTCTATTTTCAGCATCAACTAGTCTAGTGTCTCAGACTATTACTCTACCTAATATTCCAGATCTACTATTGGTTTTTGTAAAGCCGGCTCAATATGCAGAGTCTTATGATGGTGATTGGTCTTTACCTATTACTAGTATTTCTCTCAACTTTGACAACTTTTCAGGTCTCCTTTCCAATGCAACTCAGGAACAGCTATACCAGATGAGTGTAAACAATGGTGTAGACATGGACTGGTCTGAATGGTCTGGTTTTAGTACAGTTCAAGCTTCTCATTCTGGATCTACTCAAACTCCTAGTACTTCCCACGGTGGACTAGTAGGACTTGTTGGTGGTCCTCTTGTTCTCCGTCCTGGACGTGATTTTGCATTACAAACTGGTCAGGCTCCTGGTTTGGTAGGTAATTTCACACTACAATTTAACATAACAGTACAAAACTTCACTGGAACTTCTCAGACTCCTAATATTTACACTATTCCTATTTCTTCTGGATTCTTTGAAACTATTAAGGGTTCTAGTCGTATTATTAAGGGTGTTCTCACGGAACAGGACATTCTCTCAGCTCCTGAACATTCCCCTTCTCCTGATCTTGAACGTCCTATTGGTGCCGGACGTATGCCTATGGTGGGTATAGATGCTGTAAAATCCGCAAAATTTGCTGTGGATGCTACACGTAGAGGTATGATGGGACGTGGTGGAGCAATGCACGCATACATGTAATCAAAATAGATTGATTTTTAAATAATAATTTAATTGAGAGTTTTATTGAGAATTAGAGTTATTTTTATAACCAAGAATTCTAAACTTATTTTGTCTCTCACTTAATTTATAAATGTCAACTCATCGTAAAAAATTTATTAAGAAATATGATTTAGAAGACCAAAATTATTCATTAGAAGAATTAGCAGAGATTTCTAATATACCTATTAAGATTCTTCAAGAAGTTTATAATCGTGGGATTGGAGCATATAAAACAAACCCACAATCTGTAAGAATGAAAGAAACATTTGAAAAGAATGTAAATGCACCTATGAGTCAAAAACTTTCAAAAGAACAATGGGCTATGGCTCGTGTCTATTCATTCTTAGATGGTTCTAAAAAGCATGATGAGGATTTAAGAACGTGTCCTAATTGTGGATTATTAGTTGGTGGAGTTCATGAAACAGAATCTAAATTTATAACATGGGTTGACAAGAAATGGGACAATGTTTTGGTTTACCCACCAGACACTAGAAGAATCCAATTTTTAAGAGAATTTGGAACTTATTTTCCTACTACATATAGAAAGAATCAATTTATTGTTGGAAATAATAAAAATGATCATATACACATAAAAAATACAAAACCAACTAAAAAAGGTGAATTTGGTTTAATAATTTATAAAGATGATTATGAAAAAATAGATGGAAAAAATCTAACAAAATATAATAGAAAAAATTTACCTGAAACATTTAGTAGGACAGAAAGGCCATCAAAAACAAAACCAACTTTATAAATATAAAAACAAAAAGTATAGCAAAAATTAAGGTTTCACGATGTACTTTTGACAACTCTAAATCATCAAAAGAGCCCATTTATATATAAAATACATTATTTTATGAGTAAATACAGCGAACATGTGTTTTTTTAAGTAAAATGACGCGTCATTTTACCATTTTTTCAATGTATATTATGTAATTAATGCTTTTTTTTGATTTTTACATGTTAGTTTTATGTTTTGTAAATAGTTCTTCTTCAAAATTTAACATTCTCCTTATATGTCTTATGTGTTCAATCAATTCTTTCTGGTCATCTCCTTCTTCTGAAACAAAGAGTTGTTCGATCAAATCATCCAAATAACTAATAAGAAACGCTATGTTCGACATTTATTATAAATGCATATTAAATCTTTGTAAATAGTCTAGTATTGATTCTTCTATGGTTGGCTTATTCCACAAAATCCATCTACTTAAAGCTCCTGCTGATTTTGGATCAGTCCAATCTTCATTCTTACGATGTCTTGCTAAATACGCTTTTTTTCTTTGTTCATTTTGGTGTGTAGTGAAATCTCCATACCTAATTGCTCCAAAATAAGTATGGCTTCCATCATCAAATACAGCAACGTATTTATTTCTTTTATTATTTGCTTTATAGAACTGTACCATTATTATTACGAACTATAATTTAAATTATATTGAACGTTATTATACCCAATTGCTACTACATCGAAATTAAAATTAAAACTAGTTGAATTTGTTTGCAATGAAATTGATTGAATTGGAGCAGTTGTATAACCAGTAGTAGTGTCACCAGTTGGAGATTGAACAAATTTACTTAATCCTATTGACCATAAAGTTGGTTCAACATTACATGGATTATTTTTAAATTTCTGTTGTCCTATTTCTTGACCTTTTCCTAAATTTGCTGTTGTAGTAAGTGGGATTGTGTCCAAACAATATAATTTATAAAAATAACCTGTTAAATTCATTGGTGTTGCTGCATTACAATAATTAAATCGTGTTCTAAATGTATTTGGAGCAGTTGGAGGGTTAGTTTCTATTTGAAAAAATAAAGAACCTTCTACTGCAATATTTGTAGTTGTATTAAATCTAACTTTAATCCAAAATGATTGTAAATCTTGGAAAGTTAATGAACTTAAATCAGCTGGTATATACCATCCAATTTTTTGAGTTCCTGTGGCTCCTTTTGTAAAATTCCAATAATTACCAGTAGCAGATTGTACTGGATCAGAAGTTCCAGTAGCACCACCTTTCCATGCTAATTTTTCAGTTGGTGTAAGACTAGTCCAAACAACATTATTTATAGTTGTTGGTTCATACAAATTACAATTTATAGCACGAAGTAATCCTGACGTAATACCAGTTCCAGTAGGTCCAGTAGCACCAGTAGGTCCAGTAGCACCAGTAGGTCCAGTAGCACCAGTAGGTCCAGTAGCACC